TATACATTATATTTTAAACCACTGTTTTTAAAATATCGTAAATTATTTTGTATGTTCTATTGGAGAAGCTAATCCAAACACCATTAAACAATAATTATAACCTTGTGTTAGAATTATTTAAGTCCAAATTCATCACAGAAGGTAAAGACTTCTGTGTTTTCTTTGACGATCAATATAAATATGTCCCGAATCAAAGAGCATACAGAACGGGTATCACCCAGTGAGGACGTGGAGGTGCTTGGACTACCAATATCTTTGGAAACATCAAGATAGTAAATTAAAACTCACCCAAATGGTGTAGATTTGTTCATCATTACCTTAACATTACCTAAGAATTGAGATGGTTTTTACCTATGACCCCAAAGAAGAAAAATTAATAATTAAAAAGTCTTCTAGAATAGAATATAACCAATTGAAAATATGGTTAACTAGATATGTTAAATCACATAGATATATGCCCGCCTTTAAAATGGGAGTTTGGGATGGACAAACTAGTTATTTTGATAACGGTAAGGTATCTCTTGGTCTATGGAAAGAATGTTTGAAGGCTTGTAGAGAAATTGGTGCCGAATTTATTATTGAAAATAAAGAAGATTTCCCCATAAATAGAGATGTTACTATAGAATCTGTAAGAGAATTCTGCAATGATTTTTTCAGTGGGCATAAAGTATTAGACCAGGAAAAGAAAGAATGGGTCGAATTTAAACCATATGATTATCAGATTGAAACTGTATTTAGGATATTAAAAAATAGATACTGTATGGCCGAGATAGCGACATCAGGGGGCAAATCCTTGGTAATATCGATTGTCATTTTTTATACTTTGAAGAAAATTGACCCAAATGCTAAATTTTTAATAATTGTACCTTCCATTTTATTAGTAAATCAATTTTATGAAGATTTTATGGAAGCTAATTTTGGAGTGAATTTTTTACATGAGTTCAAAAATAAAGTAGACTTTTCTCAAAATTTGATTGATGATGTTAAAGAAAAATACCCCTCTTATAATCCTTGTCACATAAAAATGGAAGAGGTTATGTCAGAGAAGCCAAGAAAATGGGTGGGAACTGAAGATCCAAATATTTACATAGGGACCTATCAATCATTGGAAAAATGGCCAAAAGAATTTTTTAAACAATTCCATACAGTGGCCTGTGATGAATCACATTTTGCTAAATCTAATTCATTAAAAAAAATACTAACTAATACATTTAAACATGCCTATAATAGATTCGGAGTTTCAGGAACGTTCCCGCCCGATGATAGTCTGGAAATACTCAGTATTCGATCCGTTTTGGGTCCAAATATTAATAACATAAAGGCCAAGGAATTAGTCGATAGTGGTAAAATAACCCCCATGATGATACGTTCCATTCTCATGGATCACGATTCCAAATTAATTAATGATCAGTTATATAAAGCTCGAAAAATGGGAGGGGGTAAAGAAGCTTTCCAATACGAAAAGGATTTAGTGCATAGTTCTCAAAAAAGACTCGATTTCATAAAAAAACTCGTAGATAAATGTCCCTCCAATACGATTGTATTATTTTACACGATAGAATATGGTATAAAAATATTAAATAAATTAAAAGAAGAAATCCCAGATAAAGATTTTTATTACATAGATGGGAGTATTTCTGGAAAGGAACGAAATTCCATAAAATCAGAAATGGAAAAAACAGATGGTAGAGTCAAAATATTAGTCGGTTCCTATGGATGTCTATCTACGGGAATATCCATAAAGGCCATAACAAATATAATATTTGCTGATTCTTTTAAATCCGAACAAATAATAATACAGTCTATAGGAAGGGCTCTACGTAAACACGGTCAAAAGAAGGTCGCCAATATTTTCGATTTGGTTGACATTCTGGATTCATCTAAAATGAATAACTCTCTATATAGACACTATATAGAAAGAAAAAAATTTTATAAGGAAAGAGAATACCCCTATAAAGAAATTAAGATCTCACTTTAAGAAATATTTCCATTGAAAGTACCTCCGAATTTTTTTATATTTGATATATCATCTTCGGTGAAGTCACCCTTATATCTACTCACCAAAATAACTTGTTTTTGGCTCTTACCATGATACTCCCAGTGCCACCATTCATCCGTTTTACTATCATCTCTAAGTTTAGTTGGATTAAACCAACCAAAATTTGGGCCATTTTCAAAAAACCAAATATAATTTGGATGCTTAAATGCTGATGGTCTAGAATCTATATCCTTAAACATATTAGTCCTAATTCCCCAATATATATCTATCGCTATCCCCCATCCGTGGTTAGATGTACCTGGTTTTGCCGCTCTTCCTTGTCCATATTTGGCAAACATGGCTTCTTGTCTCTGTAAGGATCGATAACCATCGGTAAAAGTAATTGATTGCTTTCCCTTGAAAGATGCATTATTGAAGGCATTCATCAAAGCATCCAAAGAATCAGAAGCCTCTGACATCAGATAAGAAGAATCTCCACCTAGGCTCTTGGATAAAAATTTATTCTTTTTCATTTTATCGAGTGGTATCTGACCATTATCATAATTGGATACGTTGACAGTTTTCATACTTGCCTCAGAGGTAATGGTTTGGGAGTGAATATCATTTGGTATAGATGGATCCAGTACCTCGGGTCTCCCCGTAACAGGACTATCTGGTGGGGCATAGGAAACGGGAGAAGATTTTGTTAGATTATTTTCCCTCACGGTTGATTTCCAATTATCACCCTGAGTGTTGTCATAGTCTCTTTTTTGGCTCTTCACTTCTTTATTGTCAACAATCCAAACACGTTCTGATAGGAACTTTGGATCCCTAGAAAGTCTATACTCTATTAAACACTGAATAAGTGCTGGATTCGCTATAACTGGAGCCCCAAGATTTCCCAAATATGGGCCCCCATTTTCACCTAATAAATTGTCGACAAGAGTATCCATCCAAGCCATGAATGAAGTTCCTAAGATGGCTGCTTGTGCGGAATCAGGGGACCCAATTAATACTTTGGCATCATTGTCTCTCAGATTTAGATTTATATTTCCATTTTTATCTAAATTTATATTTGTATATTCATGATCTATTTTAAGTCCCTCACTTTTATTTCTGTAAATTTGGGTCATCTCATCGAAATGTACAGAGGAAAATGATAAGTAATCCTCTTCTGATACTTTTGTGAGTTTCTTTTCTAGGTTAGCATTGAAATGTTTAGCATAGATGTATTCTGGTTTATAAGGATTACCATTATCGAATATGACTGCCATCACCTTACCGACTGGGGGTAAATCAAATTCATGTCCAGATAAATCTTTCCATGGTGTGGACCATGGGATATCTTCAACGGGAAGTTCATCGAAAACATTATTTACCCTAATTCGGCACCTACCCAATCTTTTTGGATCATTATTGTCTTCAACGACCCCGACAAAAATACGCTTCTTTAATTCTTCAATTGACATTGATGATTAGTAGAATTTTAACCTAGGTGCTGGAGGACATTCATGAAAGAAATTGCTTCTCTCCAAGATACGATTGGTTCAAGCATGTAAACAAATGCCTTAAGCATAATATATATATCATATTATTAAGCTTCTTCATGGTACACAAAGAAGCGCCAAGATAGTAAATCAGAACTGGCCCAAGTGGCTACAGATTTGTATATAATCATTTTGTAATAGTGAGCCATTCCCAAAAAATTAAATGAACTAGTATGATCGAAATAGATAATAATTATGTTTTCCCCAAAAGAAAAGAAATTAAAAAAAATCTAGAAAGTATCGATGCCCTTTATAATGATATAAAGGATCGCATAAAATCAATTGATGTGAGTAATGTGGATTTTGAAAAAGTGGATTTTGATTTGAAAGTTGAAGTTAAGGAAAAACAAAGGGTATTCTTTTGGGTTCGTGTTTACCTCAAAGAAGAAATGGAGATAGACCCATACACAGATGTTTTCATTAAATGGTTACCTACGGGGGAAGTATTGGAAACCAAATTTATTTGTTTCTCTAAAAAGGGGGTTGATAAAGATTTAAACGAGGAAATCGTAAACTATGTCACCGATGATGATAAAAGGGTATTATGTCTTATGGTCGATGAAGATCGGATAAACATAAATAATGTAGATATACCTTTCATAAAAAGCCTATTTAAAATAGGAAGATATTATCAATACCAAGTTTTTAAAAACTCGGATCTATTACTGTCAGATGGGAATGGAAATGAGTTGAATTATTTCGATATAGATTTTTAAAAAATGCTCATAGATACTCAATACTTAACAAACAGTAAAAAATTAGTAATAAGCTATGTCGATAAGGACAGGGAGATAAAATTGAAATATTTTGATTGGGAAAATCCGACAAAATATGTAAATTGTTCTGAGGATGACCCAGATAAAAATCCAATATTTAGATCTTGGGACAAGAAAGCAGTCAAATCAGAACCAGTCTCGATCCCAGACCGATATTCGATTTATGAATTTTTAGATTATTTACCAGATGATGTCAAAGACGAAATATTTGAATACAACATACCTAAGATATTTTTTGTCGATATCGAAACTGAGATATTGAATGAGGTTGGATTCCCCGATGCAGAGACTGCACCGACGAGGGTTTTATCTATATCGATCGTGTTTGAAGATAAGATCGTCTTACTTGGTCTCAAAGAGATGCCTGAAGATATGCGACTCAGAATAAAAGATAACACCAATAAATATTTTAAGAAATTCAATGCCGATTATAAATTAAAATATATAAAATATGAAGATGAATTCGATATGCTCCATAACTTCTTCTATAAAATGGTTCCCAAGATGCCACTCATAACGGGATGGAATTTTTTGAATTATGACTGGATTTATTTAGTAAACAGAGCTAGGAAAATAAAAAAAGATTTAGACGGAAGACAATATTCGATAGATCCATCGGTATCATCTCCCACGAAAAGACTCAATAAAGTCTGGATGACCAATCAAGAAATCCCTGCTCATAGAATGATATTCGATTACATGCAACTCTATGAGGTATGTGATACTTCAATTAAAGTAAAAGAATCATCTTCCTTAGATTTCGTTTCAAGTAAATTGGTCGGTGTCGAGAAGATAAAATACTCGGGATCGCTACAAAAATTATATGAGGAAGATTTTGAGAAATTCATGTATTACAACTGTGTTGACTCAGTTCTTGTTCAGAAAATACACGATTCGAGAAACTATATCTCGATCATATTTGCCATATCGGCACTATCGAAGATTAGAATAGTGGATGTGATCTCCCAGCCAAACAATGCACTTGCGTCTTTGGCCATAACCGAGGGTGTACTCAGAAACAGATTCAGAGAGCAGGATAATATAATACTATTTAAACCCGAAAGAGATAAATCTGATTCGAGTCAAATCTCAGGTGGTTGGGTTAAAGATCCAGTCTTGGGTATGAATCAATGGTGTTTGACATATGACTTTTCTAGCCTATATCCAACTGTCCAAAGACAATTCTATATATCACCCGAAAATTTCATAGGAGTCCAAGACAAATCAAATGATAAATTTTGTGATAATGGAATTGAGATAGATACCAAAAAACATGTATTGTGTAGCAATGGAGTCGTTTTTGAGAAAAGAAACTCACCTACTATAAAAATGTTAGAAGATGTTTTTGCAGATAGAAAAAGGAATAAGAAGATAATGCTCCAAAAAAAGGAAGAACTCAAAAAGGTTATGGATGAGATCAAAAAACTCGAATCCGAATTGATCTAAACCTTGAAAGCTTCAAAATCTAAAGATGGATATTTATTATGCACTTGCTTTCTTATATCTCTTATCCATTTTTGATTATCCTCAAAGAATTTAACTTTCATGAAATTAAAGTCTTTTGATAATTGAATTATTTTTTCTGATTTCCATATAGCAACTTTACTATATGATTTATATGGATACATGTGGAGTCCAAAATTTGGATATTCTATTCCCAGATCCAAAAGACATTTTTCTATTTTCGGTCTCATTTCCTCGGATCTGGCAGTGACTATTGATTTATTCTTAGAGTTCTTATAGATTGAAATAATATCTTCTCTGACACTTGTTGGAATAGAAATATCAGAAGTGGAGAATTCTTCGGGGGCAGTTAGATATAATCTATTCCCCTTCTTTATCCAAACACCATAATTTTTGAATAAATTTTGGGGATCCTCAATGTATATTCGACCATTTTCTATGCATAAATCACTCAAAGACCTGCCAATAATGGAAACTGAATGATTTAACATCTTTTCTATATTACTACTCTCAGTGAGATATTCTATAGCCCTTGATTCAAATGATGGTGTATTTACAAGTGTATCATCTAAATCAAATACCCAAAGAGTGTCTTGGGTAAAATCTCTATAAGAGAAAATTTTGTTCATTTCATTCATTTTCATTTTTAAAAAATCTTAATTATTTTCTTATCATATAGAAAAATGAACTATTACTCATTGATTTTATTTCCTCTTCAACTTCTTTCATTTCATCTTTTCCTTGAGATATCATATCTTGTGAATTGTATTTTACTCCACCAGGTAAAATGAAATCAAATGTTCCCAGGAGTCTACCCTGTTGCATCTTTGCCCAACCCGTGACGTATTTGGTGAAGTATGTATCGGTAAATAAATTCTCAACGGGAATGTTTGCATATGTTTCCAATATTAAATCATATCTAACTTGGGTTAATATATTCAATCGATGTGATAATTGATTAAAATGAAATTTAATTGTTTGCAAACTGAGTTGATTTAACATATCAGACATGGAGTCTATAACAGTTTTATAGACACCCAATTCACCGATTGTGGTTACATAAGATGATAGATAAGGCTGATTACTGACCCCCAAATTTACCGACAAGTTTGGTGTATTTATTCCAAGTTGAAGAAGTTGAGATTGTTGCAATTGATGGATCCATGTTATGGATTGTATTTCACAGGGAAGCTCTATATAACTATACTTGGAGTATTCTTCTGTTGAAAAAATTTGTTTATTTATATAATAATAGACTTTGGATACCGAATATTGATAATTTTGATAGAACCAATTAAGGGCTCTCGTTTCGATGAACTGTCTTATTGAAGCATCGGGCAAATTTTTAGGAAGTGCTCCAAATACAGTTATGTCTGATTGAACAATGTCAATGAATTCTTCTATGCTAATTGCGCTCATGTAATGTGGGTGAAGGGTAATGATGTATGAATTTACACCACTTGGGTGAGTTTTCATTTACTATCTTGAGGTTTCACAAGACATTTCTAAAAGAAATTGCTTCCTTTCAAGATATGGTTGGACCAAGCTTGTAAACAAATACCTTAGTCATAATATGATATATATCATATTATATTATCGCGTTTCTTTAGAATATACAAAGAAACGTCAAGATAGTAAATCAAAACTGCCCCAAGTGTTATGGACTACACATCAGTTAAAGACTGATATGTTTCCGGAGACAAGCTCCTTCTTTTTAGATGATTCTACGATTTTGCCAGTTAAAACTGGTCTTATTTCATCTCCACATCTGTGATCGCCCGTCCTAGACGATAATATTTTTATTCCTTCTTTTAGGATATTTTTACTCGCATTGAAATCTCTATCTAATTCAGTATTACAAGATGGACAAGTCCATTCTCGTATATCCAATTTTAGATTTTGATTGATCCACCCACAAGAACTGCACTGATTACTTGAAGGAAAAAAATTATCAATTTCAATGATTTCTTTAGCATTCCAGTTAGCTTTATAATTTAAAAGTGCCCCAACTAGCATAACTGATATGTTTAGCTAGTTTTTGGTTTTTAATCATTCCTTTAATGTTTAAATCTTCAAGAAATATCACATCATATTTCTTTTCTGTTTGATGCTTCATAGAGTATACTTCTTTACAGAAGTCTAATTTGATCGCCACCTTTGTAGTGGCAAGTTCCTTACCATATATTTTGAAACCTTATTTAAGAGGTTTAAAAATATAATATATGCATTATATTTTTAAACTCTGTTTTTAAAAAAAGATTAAAGTGTTTAAGTTCAAATTCATCACAGAAGTTAAAAAATTCTGTGATGAATTTGATAACCAATGTAAAAAAATAAAATCAATATCTTTAGTATCAGAAAATTGTAAAATTTTAACAAAGTCCTAAAATAACTCATTTTTTTGATAATATATAATTCATATAGAACTAGATTTAAATTATCCATTTCTAAAATAAAAATAAACTAACTATTATGAGAAGCAAAGAAGATTTGATATATGGTCTTATTTTTTCTGATAGGTTAAGTTACTATATAAACATATCTGACTATATAGAAGATGTAGATGGATATGAGAAGTTCATTGATGAGATAAAAAAGATACTTAAAAAATCTAAGGTCTCTATAGTATCCGAAAAAATAAGTTCCGATGACGATGGATTCTATTGGAATATAAAGGTTAGGAAGAGTTAAGCTAAGTCTTTTTCTAGAGCAAACTCGTACAAAATAGGCAAATTTAAATTATCAATGAATCCATTCTTTATGTCTTCCAAAGTTTTGGATTTACATAATATAGAATTTATAACAGGGGTAAATTCTTCCTCAAATTCGTTATAACATTCTTTCCATGGTTTTTTATAATTGTTGAGTTTTATCCATTCTACATCACCCCCACTTAACCAATATAGACAGTTTCTGTAGACGATTGAATCGTAGTCTATATTTATGCCCATATCCCATATTAGACTATTAGATGAACTGTCTCTCATTAAAAGAGAGACGGCCTCGGCGACATCCTTTGTTATGAACTCATTTATCTCAAAAAATACGGAGTTGTCATCACTTAAAATAATTTTTACATTATCACTAAAAAAAATTATCTTTAGTTTGTTTAAACTTTTTGCATCTTTTCCTCTTACCATCTCACGAATATATATCAAAGTTTTGACACACAAATCTGCGACTAAAGAAGGTTGATATTATGATATATAGGGGGATGGGGATCATTCAAGGCAGGTATTGTCCGATGGGAACGTGAAAGTGACTGGGTTACTGGAATCTTTCGAAGCGCCAAGATAATAAATCGAAACTCACCCAAAATATTTAGATCTGCACCTCATTAGTTAAAAAAAAATATACAAATGATTTATTTACAGAAAAGAAATGAATTTATAAAAAAAAGATCAGATGAGAATTCAGATTTAATTACTGAGACATTCGAAAATGATATAACTTTGGGAGGCTCTCTATTGGGTAGATTTATAAACTCAACTTTGAGAAAGGCTAAGATATCCATAAATCAATCGGGTATAGATCCGTTATCAAAAAAACTCGAAAAATATTTAGATGAGTTATTGGTGGTATCTAGGATTGATGATGAGAAGATGGTCCAAGTCAAAGAATTGGAAACTAGATCCCTCATAAATGAAATAATTAAAGTTGTTAGAAGTGGAGATTCTGTTGAAAAAAAAATATCGATTTTAGTAGAGGGCGATTCTAATCCGGGACTAGTCAAAGAAACAATAGAATCTATAAAAAAAATAGAAAATTTAAAAGATAAAGAAGAGCTCATAGAAAAGTTAGAGAATTTCTTAAAATCGCTTAAAGAATTAGGGTTCGAAAAAGATGTAGATGGTGGAGATGAAAAAAATGTGGATGGTGGAGATGAAGATGAAAAAAATGTGGATGGTGGAGATGAAGATAAAAAAGGAATTTCCTTTATAAAAAATTCCAAGATGATTTTTGAGTCTTTAATTAGAATACATCAAATAATATTGAGTAATAGAGTGACCGTGGAAGTCGATGCGTCAACTCAGAATATAAAATCGGGAAATCCACTCGGTCTAGATCCAGGTAAGGAAGTATATTACAAAAATAACCTGGTAAAAATAATAAACACAAAGTTTATTCAAAAGGCAGGCCCCGATAAGACATATCTAACAAAAGACGATGTGGTGGATAATAGAAAACCAATATCTCCAAAAATATTGGTCGTTCAAAAAAATCCAAAAACTGATAAGTATGATGATCAATCAAAGTCTTTTTTAGTCGGGTCAAATGAACTTAAACTTCCTAAAAATGAATCCCTTTTTATTTTAGAAAATGCGATTATTATAGGAAAAAATGAAACTCACGCAAGATCTGCTTGGATTAAAATAAAGAATTCTTTCAAGAATTCAAATATGGATGTGGTGTCTAAACAAATAACAGATCTTCTCAATATACTTCAAAGCGGGGGTATTAAAAATTACAGAGACATATCAACAAAAATTTTTATTCAAGTAATTAAAGATGAAAATACCATAGGAAAAAAATTAAGTTTTGAAGATTTGATAAAAGAGGATACTCAATCTCTCCACCCATATTCAGAATTTAAAGATATACCAAAATCAATTTCACTTATATCTAGAGTCATTCTTTCTTTGAAAGAAGATAGATCCTTGATAAAATCATTTGGGGAAGCCTCCAAAAGTATAGAAAATTTCATAAATGGATATGAATTTATAAAAAAGACATTATCGAATCAAAAGTCGAACGAATCGATAATTTTGGAAAGCGATGGTGGTGAAAATGAGGATATCGTCATAGAAAAATGGGAAAAAGAATTTACCAAAGACGATGAGAAAAAATACAGCATTGATGCGCAAAAAGCAAATGCACTGAAAAACGAAATTGGTGAAAATAAAAAAGTCGAAATAGATCCCGAAAAACACATGGATCTAATAATAAAAATAGTGGAAGTTTTCGGGAAAGCATATAGATTATATGCAGTTGACTACATCCCATCTGGAAGACCAAATGGTAGAACATCACTTAAGACTTTCCGTGAATATAAATATATTGGATCTGGTTCATCGGTTCCCGGGTGGACTGAACAGAGTTCTGCTGGATTTGGTCCATGGGCAGTTATTAAAATATATCAAAAATGGCAAGATAAGATTATGTCAATTTTAAGTGACACTAAATACAGATCTATTTTATCAAATTCTAAATTCAAAAATGTTGGACCATATCAAAAAGAAGGGGCCGGTCTAACTTTATTCACTTTTATAAATGATATGGTCAATGAAGATGATCAAAGTGGTAGCTTTACTAAAAGAAGACATAAACTATTAAGTAAATATTTTGGTGGAACTATTGGTAAAGAGGTAGAGGATAAATCAGGTAAAGTTATAGCAAACGATAATCCTCAAATACCCAAAGAAGAAATGGGGGAACCGAACACAGCTGATTTTTATACCCTTTATCAACTTCTGGGAGCGTCCAGGAAGACTCTAATAAAAAGTGATTTTAATGAAAATGGAAAATTACATAGATCATTTATCAAAATTGAGTTCAGTGGTGATAAAATAGATAATAAGAATAGTAAATCAATGATATGTTTCGTATATGCGAAACCAAAAAAAGATAATGTTATTATACTAAAGTGTCAATTGGGGCCAAACCAAGATATAATAAACTCTTATCTAAGTGATAGAAAAGATATAAAAATGGATAATTTTAAACCTAAACCATCAGAAACATATGCTGGATTTTTAGAATTTCCTGAACAGGGAGATGTTGTGTTAAAGGACGGCCAAAAGGTAAAATTTAAATATTCTTATGTCGATGATTTAGAAAATGTTAAGGAAGCCGATATAATAATAAAATCACTAAAAATACTTGGGTGCGTCGACAGTAAAAAAAATCTTACTATCCTTAAAGCAACTTCTGGACCACACAAATCTAAATCAGATATAGGAAATCTTCTCAACAAATTTAAAGATTTCGAAGAATTGCGTAAAAAAATAATCGGTTAAAGAATGCGAATAATAACTAAATTCACTAAATTTATCTATGAAGATCTCGATAATTCTTCGACTCCTTCTGATATATCGATAAATTCACAAAAAGAACAGATGAATAAAAATATATCAGATTTCAATAGTAAAAAATCTCAACTTTCATCTATTTATTCACAAGCCACAAGTGAAGTAGATCTGAAGAATAAATTAATTTCGGCAAATTTTATATCAAAAGAAAATTCAAATTTTATAAATCCCATATTAGGTAAATTTTCTAAGGGTCTTCAGTTGGGTAGGAATCTAGACTTACTGCAAAAGGATATGGAAAAAAATCAATCTGATATGAAATCACTTACCGATTTTATATCACAAAATCCATCTTCAAGAGAAGACTCACAAGATAAAATGAAGTCTTTAAATGACCAAAAGTCAAAAATATCTGAAAAGCTTTCGGAATTGAAACAGATGATATCCAAAGAAAATAAAAGTATGGATCAATATTTAAGGGATCTATCAAATAATTTGAAAGATGTTTGATGATATCCAAAATGACAAAAATTGATTTTACGTTTTAATATATAATGAAGGTGAATATCTTTAAGAGATAACCCTAAGAATTGAATGAAATTCAAAAACCAATTAAAAAAAATTAAAATAAAATATGGCATTAGTTCAAGTTGGTAAATATAAAAGACCAGGGATCTTTTTCGAAGAATTCGATCAGTCAATATTACCAAATCCACCAGTTCCCGGATCGATATCCACTCTCGTTATTGGATTTTCTAAGAAAGGACCAGTGAACACACCAGTCCTCATATCAAATAAAAGTGATTTAAATCAAATTTTCGGTCCATTGGATAGAAATTTGGAAAGAAACGGATCATATTTTCACAGAACTGTATCTAAAATGTTGGAATCTAGCCCAGTTCTATCTATGAGTCTTCTGGCCACCGACGACACATTAGATCTAATCGAATATCAATCTTTAGCAACGGCAACTGATAAAATGAATGATATTGTTAGACAAATCCCCTATAGGAAGGTTTTCGATACATCAAGTTTCTGGAAAAGAGATTCAATCACATTTATGGATACTGTGGATACAACCATTTTTGAAAATGGATATATCGGGGAACCAGATGGTCAAGATAGATTGTTATCTATAACAAACTTATCGAATAAATATGTAAGTGTATTTGCCTACAAATCTCAATTAACTGGATATAACCAATCGCTTTTGGAATATTATGGTTCATCAGATAAGGTTCCTACGTATGTAAATCCATTAGATTATGCATCTGATTATCTATTAGATATCCTAGTCGTTGCCGGTGATTGGTCTAATTATGCACAGCTATCGGTCGATACTAAATGGTCTGCCTATTTCGATTCAACTGGTCTTTTAAAATCAAAAGTTTCTACTTTCGCACAAGATAGAAACGTAAATACGTTGGCTTTCTATGAGGGTGTTTCTTTGATTCCATTCTTCTCAGATCAAAATGGTAAAAATATATTCATCGAAACGATAATAAATAATGACACAGATAAAACTGGACTATTTTGTGCATTCAACGCCGAAAAATTAGAGAAAAATTTCCCTAATGGTATGGTTGATTTAATCGGAAATAATTTAGTTCAAGATAATTCTTTGATCGGTATCGATCAGGATTCTATTAATTTCCTTTCTTACCAAGAAAAAATAACAGAAAAAAACCCATTCCTAAAAACACCATTGGATATTGCAGGGGGACCATCGGGCCAACAAGTGATTGCCTTTGGTCCATCAATATCCAATCTTAGGGTCAATAATTTGTATTCCTCAACACAGAGCTCTAGAACGGCTTACATGGCAGAAAATATTATAAATGGAGTCATTCTAAGTAATAATACGGGAGCAACTGGAGCAGGACACACATCTTCTTTATATGTTGAATTCCAAGTTGGGACCGTGTCCTTGGGTGGACCTACTTTCTCTCAGCCTTATTATGTATACAACGGAACACTCGGATATCTATTGGGTGGAACTGGATCAGATGGTCCAGTATCGGTCACGTTCTCCATTTCAAATAGCTATTATACAACATACTCGGCTACGAGTAGTTATTACACATCTTTCTATATAGATACCAATTCTGGGAACATAGAGATGAAACAGACAACTACCCCTTCTTTACTTCCGGCTTTGGATTCTACGAGTCTGTCCCTTGGATACTTAGGTTTTAGTATTTCACCATCGGGATATTTCGTACAAACAAGTCCTTTATCATGGCCATATTTCGAAGGTGTGGGTATCACCCATAGTCAAAACTTTAATGCCAATAACTATGATCTAGTCTATGGAACGGATTATAGTGTAACTCCGGTGAGTGGTGGTAAGTTTACAGTTACTTTCTTAGGAACTGCTAAGACTGATACTTTATCTGATAGAACAAATAAGAAGATATATCTATTCCATGCTTTAGTAAGTCTTTTGGATAGTAGTAATATTCATAAAATGACTATGTTATCTAACATATCCACAAAAGAGAAAATATCTTTATCAAATGCCTCTGTATCGAACATAAACACCGCATCGACTTTAAATAAGTCATTTACATTAGATCTGGGTACGGGATCAACTCCGACTGATATATTAAACGGGAACCTCATATTCTACAAATTAGATAATGAGTTTTTCTCGGGATCAAATGGAGTTGAGACGAAATCAACCCTTGGCACGGGCACATACGGTGTCGCTGGTAGATATTCAACAATAGCAACATCTTTCAAGGATGGTTTAATAAACACTGGAGACTATTTCTATAGAAATTTAAATAAAACCCAAATGAGGATAATTTTCCAAAATGACGTTTTGGGAAATCCAGTAATAGCCTTCTCACAAACCCCAACTACACCAAATGGACTTGGGTTCGATGAAATTGATATGTTCATTATTCCCGATTCTACTTTAAATTATAAAACATTCGAGAAGGGATCATCATCTACGTATTCAGTAATTGACCCATCCACTGGGATTACATTGAGTAATACATACAACGTTTTCAGTTTAAATAAACCAGTTGTTACTGAGGTTATAAATTCTACAAAAACTATATGGGACGCAGCTACTAAATATTATATCCAAGGATCTTCGGATTTTAATGGTGACCTTTCACTATCTTACACAGATGATACTTTGGTAAATGTAGAAAGTATACCTCAATCATTCAATCCAGATATAACAGTTATTTCAGATCTAACTAATTTAACTGAGACTTTAGAAATATTTGAACCAACTGGATATACGCCTCAGGATAATAAAGTATTATTCGTGGGTGGAAGATATTCAGAAATTAGAATTGGTGATTTCCTAGAGGCTTATGTGGATGAAGCAACACTATATACTGGTCAGGTGGGGAGAAGATTGACAAGAATAATGAATAAAAAAGCTTGGTCCGTAGACCCGACATATTCAGAGATAACCTGTGATGCTAAAATTAAAAAGTATACCTTCAATGGCAAAATGCAGACTCAAAGATATACAACCATTGATTCTTATGCTAAAACATATAAATCGATAACCCTTAAAGGATTTAATATAAGACAATACTCGATGCCAGATGGAACCGAAGATACTCAGAATTTGATCCTGAATATGGTCGCAAAAGGAACTCCTTTGTACAATGCCCTAACAAACAAAGACGCTATTGACTTCAGATATTTAATTGACTCATTTGGTCTTGGACTGACAGAGGCATCTAAACAACAACTAGTTGATATCTGTGGGGATAGGCTGGACTGCCTTGGGTTCATAAATATGCCATCTATAAGAGATTTCAAAAATTCAAAAAACCCATATTTCTTGAATTCCGATGGAAGTTTATCGACAAGTTACATAGCTCAAGGTGGCAACCCAGATAATGCTAGTAATTTCTTATATTCATTTGCTACTGGTAAGGGAGTTAGTTCAGTTGGGTACTTCACACCATATGTCATCATAAATGATAATGGAAGACCAACAGAACTTCCACCTAGTATGTTTGTAGCAACTACATATATGAGAAAACAATTAGCCCTAGAAACTTCGGTTGTTCCATGGACGATAGCGGCTGGAGTTACAAACGGTAAGATATTAGGAATACAATCATTAGAAATTAATTACACATTAAGCGACATTGAGAATTTGAATCTGGCTCAGATTAACCCAATTGTTTATAAAAGGAACAGAGGGTTCGTCATAGAGACAGAAAACACAGCTCAGACAATTTATAAATCAGCTCTATCTTACCTACACGTAAGAGAGGTTCTAATTGAACTTGAAAGAGAGCTTGGAGCTATGTTACTAGATTTTCAATGGAAATTTAATACAGCTACAATTAGATCCGAAATTAAGTTAAAGGCTGACGTTATTTGTGAGAAATATGTGAATAGGAATGGTTTGTACAATTATTTCAATAAATGTGATGAAGAAAATAATACACAAGATTTAATTGATAGACAAATAGGTGTATTGGATACATATGTTGAACCAATAAAGGGTATGGGAGTAATCGTCAATAACATCACGATCTTACGCACAGGAGCTATTTCAGCTGGTGGATTCGCTTAAAAAAATGATTGTTCTTAATTAAAAATCCCCTATTTAATAGGGGATTTTTTTTTCAATCATATGGGACAAAAAAACATACAATCATTTTCGATGAAGACAAAAATGAGGGAAAAATAATGTCGAATTTAAGTTATTTTAAAATTTTCAACGCTGAAAAAAAATGGACAATCGAAAGATAATGAACTACACATGAGCTAAAGACTGATGTGGGTTTGTGTATCATTACCTCAATTCATCTAAAGAAGACCAGTAATATGATATATACATTACTCTCAAAGGGTTCGTTCATACAATTAATGTATCCATACTTGGGAGATCATACAGGGCAGGTATCGCCCATCGAGGACGTCAAGACTAATGGATCACCAAAACCTTTCGAAACGTCAAGATAGTAAATTAAAACTCACTCAAGTGACGTAAATTTGCACATCATTACCTTTTTAAACAAGTCTAAAATCTATACTTTCAATTGATGCATTTTTATTGTGTTTATGTAAAAACCAGAAAAAAACTTGATAAATATTTAAAAGTCAATAACATAAAAAATAAATATGTTATTGATATCAAGAAAATAATGGAAGAAGAGCAAATAGATTTTTTTGTAGATAGGACATATTTAAAAATATTGATAAATCAAAAAATACAACAGGCCCTTGAAAAAAAGAAAGATATTTATTATTTGCCCGATTTTAATTATGACTTCTCTATCGATAGACTGATCAATATTAAAAAACTCCTTGGTGAGGAAAACCATTTCAATGTATTAATATTTTTCAATGACTTCAGAAAGGATCAAAATCTTATCAGTGATTTGTTTGGAAATTTAAGTAAATTTTCAAATTCTCAGATAATAAGAGATTATTAAAAAAATAGATTGCATGGTGGGAAAATTTTTTAAAAAATCCACCTTTATTAAAATAAATATTTTAATAAAATATATACAAATAAGTAATTATATAAAAATCTACACCCGAGGCACCTAGGTCACTGGGACTCTCAAAACTCAACCAAGAGATTTAGATTCATATATAATTACCCAAAAAATATCGTTCACAAAAAACGATTTCGGACACAAAAATAAAATAAAATGTCTGTTTAATTAGCCCCACAAAAATAAACTAATTGATGAAACCAGTTCTAATTATAGAAAACAACACCACTCCTCTAAAAGAGAACATCATAATGAATGGGAATCAGAAGGAATATATCCTAGGTGGAATTTTCACTGAATTTGATAAATTGAATAGAAACCAAAGGGTTTATACTTCGAAAAACTTCTTACCTTGTTTAGATGAGCTCAAAGAAAGACTTTCGAGTATGGGAGTTGTCTATGGTGAGTTTGATCACCCCGATGTTTTCGATACATCTTTATCGAGAGCATCTCACATAATCAGAAAAGTTGATTATGTTAAGGAGACAAACAGAATAGAAGGTGAAATAAAACTATTAAATACGTATTGGGGGAAAGAAGCAAAATCTTTAATTGATGATGATTGCCCAGTTTTTGTCTCTTCCAGAGCAGCTGGTGTCACTGAATCGGATGGTAAAGTAACCCTTAAGAAGCTATTCACTTATGATATCGTAGCTGACCCGGGATTTGCTTCAGCAAAAATGAAGTCCATAAACGAATCAGTAGGATACTCTGATGAATCTAACTTTAGGATATATGAAATATCCGATGAGTCAAAAATTAATGATCTTTTAACCATGAACAAGAATGACTATGTCACCAAAGCGCAATTAACTGAATATTCCAAACATCTTATTAAGGAGATTCACTCAACAAAAAACCAAGTGAGTTCAGTTATAAATCAAGGAAATATCAATCCAAAAAAATTAGAAAAGCTACTTGAATATATTGATGAATTGAACCTAACAAATTCACAGATAATCAAATATTTAGATTTCATGGCTGAGAAGGTTTCTATTCTTGTAAATGAAAATAAAGAACTCAAATCAAGATCTAACGACATCATATCCTACAATAATTATTTAGCTCATAATCTCGATAAAAACATTCAATATTCTGAATATTTGGCTGAGAATCTCGATAAAAACATTCAATATTCTGAATATTTGGCCGAGAACGTTGATAAGAATATTAGATACTCTGAATATTTGGCCGAGAACGTTGATAAGAATATTAGCTATTCTCAATATTTGGCCGAGAATATCGATAAGAATATCGGATATTCTGAATATATCGCTGAAAACTTAAATAAGGGAATTGATTATTCTGAATACTTAGCTGAAAACTTAGAAAATACGATATCATATTCAGAATATCTGGCCGAGAACATAGAAGGAAACATAGCTTATGCTGAATACATAGCCGAGCATTTGGATGATAACATAGCCTACGCTGAATACATAGCCGAGAACCTAGATAAAACAGTATCTTACGCAGGTACTATATCAGATAAACTAAACTCAACCTCAATTAATGAAAATAGAATCTCGGGTAAGAAATTATTTCCAACATTGGAAGATGTTGGTTTCAAAGAAGTATCCGAAGAGGAGGAGATAGAAGAGGAGGATATGGAGGATATGGAAGAAATGGAAGAAATGCAGGGAATGAATCACGTGGATCACATAGGAATGGTTGATGATTCAGAAATTATGGATGAGGAATCTGACGAAGAGTCTGACGAAGAGTCTGACGAAGAGTCTGATGAATTTGAAAAAGAAAAAGAAGATAAGTATGGAGTTGAATTCGAAAGAAATTCAGATACCCATCTTTCAAAACAAATTGATAAATTGATAAATGAGGCTAAAAAAAGAAAAGTCTCAGAAACAAATGAATTGCATTTCTTGAGGTTTTTGACAAAACGTCAATCAGAGAGTTTTTATAACTTATCACCTGATGAACAAGAGCAAGTTAAGCTTTATATAAACGAAAAGAGCTATTTCTCACAATCAGACGTATTGAAATTGATACAAGAAGCAATCTCGTCGAGAGACGAATCTCTAGAAGAGAGACTGATTAGATTGATGCCTGAAAACATTAAGCCGATCTGGTCACAGTTAAATGAGTCTTCTAAAAAATCTATAATATCTCAAGCTAGGCTATACCCAGATTTAACAACTGAGTCGAATATTGAGCATTTCTGGATGACTAGAAGCATGAAAAAGAAAGAATCTGGAACAAGAAAGTTGATGACGTCAGATCCTCTTATACAAGAGGATAGAATTCCCGAAAAGGAAATGACTTCTATACTTGAAAGATTCAAAAATCTATAATATCATTTATTTGATATAAAAAATAAAAAAAAAAATTATGTCTCACATTAGAATTGACAAAAGCAAAGCCCTAAAAAAATGGGCTCCTGTTCTTGAAAACATGGGAGTTGCTGGCGAAGATAAGTTGGATTGGATGTCTGAATATGCAGAATATCACTCAATCAACGAAAACGCATACGTGAACGCTACCTTACAAGGTATGGGCGCTGTGCAATCGCCACAACCATCATTTTTCGCTGGTTATAACCAATTGACATCACCAGGTGGTGGTTATAACTCAACAACTGGTAACCTTGGATCAGGTGACCTTGGACAAAACCTATTACCAGTTGCTATGAAAGTAGCGGCCCAAACGATCGGTTTAGATTTGGTAGCAGTTAAACCTTCACCAGGCCCAAAACTAGACCTTCTTTATATCGATTTCCAATATGATAATATTGCGAATCCTTCAACAACTGGAAGACCTCAAGTATTTAAATTCGTTGCTGGTAATACACTTAGCACAATTAAAACATACTTACAGACAAGTTTGGCATCACTTAGCATCACCCAAACTTCTGATGGTATTAGAGGTGGTAGAGTGTTCCTAACCATAGCAACTGGTTCAGCAGCTAATGGTTATTACTCTGCTACTTCAGTGGCTCCCACAACAACTGACCCAACATCTAACAACACTGTTGTTGTTAATAAAGGCGGTCTTGTGGAATTCCTAGGATTCTCTCGTATCGATGGTAATCCAATTTTCAGAACTTTCCGTCAGGCCAACTCTGAAAGAACTCTTAACCCATCATACCCATATACGTTTATAGCTTCCGAAAACACTTTCGTTAGTCCAACTGCATCTATGTTGGATCAAGTTACTTCTGTAGGTACCTACTCATTTACTGCAACTACCATTGATTTGGTATCAGCACTAGAAGATCACCTACCTGGTTTCTCAACAAACTTTATGGGTGGTCCATCTGCATCAGATGCGTCTGGTAGATATCCTATGGATAGACTTAGCGATGACAACTCATACTCTGGTGTTATCGGACCAAAAATTAGTTCAAAATCAATTGCCGTTGGTACCATCGAAGTATCTACTGCTTTGAGAAGAACTGAAATTGAAGATATCAAATCCAACACTGGCGTTGATATCGTTCAAAAGATGGAATCAATACTTGTAAACGAATTGTCTCAAACTATCTCAAAACAAATTGTTTCTAAGGTGTTTGAAATGGGCGATTTGAACAGACAATCTGCTCCGCTTCTTTCTGGAAAAACTTTAGGTGCCTCAGGCACAACTGTATCTACAATCTTTGATCTAGATACATCTTACGCCGCCGGCACAAGTGGCCCAGGTGGTGAAACGACCCATGCTGTACAAAGAAAGCTTATCACTAAATTGGTACATGCTTCTAACTACATCGCAACCGAAGGTCGTGTGGGACCTGCTCAATATGCAGTTACCAACGGTGGATTGGCCGCGGCTTTGATGGATATCGCAGGATATACCATCAATCCTACTAAATCAAAAATAAACGCATCTGGTCAACTTTACCCAGTTGGTCAAATCGGAGATATTCAGATTTATGTAGATCCATATCAGAGATATAACGATAATAGAATCGCTCTAGGTAGAAAGAACAACCCTGATCAACCAGGTATCATCTTTGTACCATATCTAATGGCTCAATCAATTAGCTTAATTTCAGAAGCAACTTTTGCTCCTAGAATGTTGCTAAGATCTAGATACGCAATAGCTGAAGTGGGTTGGTACCCTCAGAAGCAATTCATGACTGTATCAGTTGTGGATACTAACGTATTCCTAAACTAATAAGTTTAGATTTTTCTCAAAAAAAAACAGTCCCGATTTGGGACTGTTTTTTTTTTCATATATATACCATGCAAACAGATGATACATCATTGGTAATAAACACACCAAGACTAAACAAGGAAGATGAGAATATGTTAAGAGAAAGATTCATCTCTGACTTCTGTAGAAAAAAGGGATGGGACAAAGAGAATCTATCACCAACACAAATGTTGGAAATAGTCCAGCAATCTTCATATAGAAGTCCCGGAATGATTCTCTCTTAGAAGATCAGTTATTTTTTTCTCCCTCTTATAATAGGTTTTAAAATCGTACATCGAAAATGATGTACGATTTTCTACCGAAGTCAAAGTAATTTCTTTGTTAATGCCCCCGTTGTAATCCAATTGGGCCCCATATACATCGTAATCATGGTGTCTTCTTGAAGAAGATTCACGGTCGATATTATTCATTTTTCTGAAATTTTTCTCAGAAACGATTATGAACGTAATCTTAGACAATTCTTTTAGGTAAGAAATGATATCATCAATATTGGGAGGCACGGTATGAAGCTTAACTACAACACCGTCTAAATTGTAGATATTTTTCTCGATAATTGATTTAAAAGAATTGAAATATGAATCGTTTAAATTTTGATCCATATCATCTTCAAAATCTTGATCCAAGGTAACTGCCCATTTAATCGTTCGAATCCATGTCGAGGATGGTAGATTTGGTATATTTGAAATCGATATGAAATTATATTCGTCACTTAAGAAGTGAAAAAAAGGCCCATCTAGCAAATCATATCTATCGGTGAGTATGACTTTAATTTGGTTATCCAATTCGATCATCACTTCAATTTGAATATTTGGATTGCATTCCTATCAGTGGAAGAGTTCTATCTATATGTTTGTGTAGATCCTGTACATTTTGATCAAAATATTCCAAGATTTTTTTATTTTTATCTTCAATTAATTCTCTATTGGGAAAATCTCCCATAGGATTATGATATAGGTGATATCCAGTGAAATTCATTTGTGTATAGGAAATGGACTTCTTTATTTTCATATCTTGGAATTTATTATCATATTCGACTCCAAATATGTCCTCATTCCATCCACCAATTTTATATATAGCTTCTTTTCTAAATATAGAAATACCATCGACCATATTTTTCTTATCATCAATCCTAGATATCTGAAATATAGAATGGATGTCCATGAGTGATTCATTGGGGTTTAATTTAACTACATTTGAAGTTGGTATTACACAATCAAATTTATCGAGAGCTTTGAGAGATTCTATTAGATTATCTGGTGCTATGAGAAAATCCGCATCGGCAAATATAATCACATCCGAGAGTGATCTTTTGAGACCCACATTAAATGCCCATGACTTATTGAATGGATACTCACTTTCACAAAAAATATGAGTGCATCTTAAATTTAGATGATCTATTTTTGATGTGGTATCCTGTTCAACTACCATTAATTCGATCGAGTGAAAGGATGATATTAAATCAACTGCCCTCCGTAAGTTAATGATCCTATCGGGCGAAAATCTGAAAGGAATTATATAAGTGAATTTGGGTACATAGGTTTGGGTCATTTAATATGATGTCAATTTTAGATTTTACAATCAGAAAAATAAAAGTTTAATATTATTTTCTCAAGCAAAACAAAATCTTAATTTACCATGTTTCATTAAAAGCCTATACAATCTATCATATTCCTCATTTATATTATCACCAACTTTTCTTTCAATCCAATCAGATTGATTGTAATATTCAACAACCATATCTTTTTTCAATTGCTCTTTCTTATCCAAATAAAAATATCTTTTCTTATTCTTTATGTAAAATAACCTACCATTATCAACATAATAATCTTTGGAATCAGATATATCATTATATAGACAAAAATCTAAGAGTGAAAATTGACCACTCTTATTTATCCTAACTGGATCCCTCTGATCTCTATATTTAACGATGGCATCTACAATATCTAACAGGTTCAGAAAATGCAGAGTATCCTTCCGAATATTTTCATCAGTCAAATCTGTTGGTGGATATCCTATTAAGCATTTTTCCATCGATCCATCTCTAATGTAGGTAAGTGAATCTATCCTATAATCCTTTGAATATAGAATAGAATTTAATCTTTCATCATTTGTTTTGGTCTTTGGATGAATCAATATATAACAAAGTTGATCTGTTTTGTAACGGGACATTTAATTATTAAATTTTTTTTCATTCTGAATGGAAAAAATTGATACAAAATTAACTATTTTCAGTGATGTATGAATCGACCATTCTGTAAATGTCTTTTTTAGATTTTCCTTTAATCTTGAATTCTAATTCATTCCTAATCTCAGATGCCAAACCTTTGTCTATTTCGCGATCATTCAAAAGTGATTGTAGGTAATCTTCCAAAACATCGATTTCCATACCCATCATCTTTCCTATTTTTCTAAATACTCCGTTAGCCAAATCTGATCCAACTTGACCGATGCTAGAAGATCCTGTCCCGTGGAAAAGTTCATTAAATTTTTTAATTCTCATACCCATATATATCAAATTTAGATTATATCAATTTAATTACCAACCACCATCACCGTCTACATCATCAGGGGGATAATCATCATCATCCTGATGACTATCTTGCTTTGTCAAATTTCCATCTGCTTGAACCAGACAATAGTCCCAATTATTGCCAAATGAATAATTGAAAATGGATCCATTTTCCATGGAAAACCATGGGAAAGTATCTAGATATGGGTAGGTATCGAATTTGTATTTATCTAGGTCTATCTTACAGAAAATTCTAACCACCTCACCCTTTATGTCAAAAAATGCGTGACTTTTTGAATTTTGTTCCCACTTAGGAATATATCCATTTTCAAATGCCCATTTCTTAAAAAGAAACACATCTGATTCTTGGGTAGAATATATCCTATCCATGACTTTTATATTGGTACCGATTTCGTCTTTGTTTCTACTATCAATCACCTTAACACTATCCCATAATAAAGCTCTGGATCGAATGAGATCTCTACCATTCTGATTTACAATCATACAGAGCATCTTACAGGAAGAATTTTCAACATAGAGGTTCATGAATTTAATTCTTTCTTTATACCTCATGCAAGATTTCCATATAGATCCACTCTTATTAAAATTACTCAAGGCATAGTTATCCTCATAGTACCATTTACGTATATCTTCACCTTGTACAATTTCCAGTCTGTAATTGATGGGCTCAAACCAAGATTTATATAGGTTTACAAAAAACTCTATATCCTCATCTTTAACCTTATATCTTATCAAACCATCTTCGGTAATTATTTTGCGAATGAATCTACCTATTTTTAGTTTAACCCTACCGACACCCCTACCATAAGGGTTGAAATCATAGAATAAAGAATTATATTTATTCATGGGTAGATAGGATATCGTCTCCCCACTATCCCCATGCGAGACATAATTTATGTCTCGATTGGTGTGCGATTGTAAGATCAAGGAAGATATAAGATGATTGTTATTGACTAAAAAGTCAAAAATATCACTTCCGATAAATAGATCATCGTTGATTCTGATACTTTTCATGTTAAAATGATTCTGATAGTAGTCTTCTGATATTAGGAATTTCTAACTCTGGTATTTGGTCTTCCCATAAAGTGTATTTTAGGGATTCATAGTAGTTTACGTCTGAACTTTTTTTTTGTGTTCGATCCTTGACTTTATAACTGTAGTATTCATCTTGCCTCCAATCTAATCCAAAACGAGGGTCTGAATATCTCTTTCTATTTCGGTGATCTGATTTAGGCGTATAGAAATCATGATTATAAGTATTATGATAATAATTCTTATACTCAACAATTGATTTGTCTCGAATAGTAGGTAAGGTTTCCCAATTTACTTTCGAAGACGTTAAGCAAATTCTTATTAGATGGTTGATATCTTGATATTCACTCGTTGTATGCTCATTGTAGTAACCAACTGATATATTGGTACACTCACTTATGGTCTTGACAAACTCGGCCGAATCAGTATATACTCCACCATCGTCTAGAATCATGTCCATACCATTTTTTTTATATTGGTTAGAAACAGACTCTGCAAAAGAGTTTGAGCAACACCTTTTACCAGATTGGTGAGTTATTATAGATTTAGTTCCCCTTCGATCAAAAGATATCATCCGATCGATTTCACAAAACATATTGAGATTATTTGCTTGGCTTGATCCTATACATCCACTTTCTTCCCCAATGAAAAAACAATAGAGACCAGGAACCTTCTTCTCTATCATATAGAGAAGAACGACCATCCCAGCTTTATCGTCGGCCCCCAAAATACTTTTGCCATCTGTCCCCACTTTACCATCCGACACTTTATGATTAACATCAACTCTAACATTTGATACTGTGTCTAGGTGGCATGTGAAGGCCGTTCTAGTATTACCTATTAAGTAGTAGTAATTTCCATATAAATCCCTGAAGTGATCTGATGGTAAGAAAGGAACCAATTCACTCTCATAACCATGTGGATATGTCTTTGAGGTTAGTTTAAGGAATAGTTCTTGTATGTCCATTTGTTATGACCACAAAGATAGTAGATGGAGTAGAGACTTTTAAAAAATAATTTAAAGGATTTTCCATGGGATCTGAATAAAATCTAATCTGCAGTGTATGTGGTTCAAATCAATGATTGTGTAATCAAGAGGCCTAGACTTTAATTTAGATCGAACTAGATCGAAATTAAAGTCTCATCAAACAACCTGTAGTTACCTCCCTGAAAACTTTTTAAAAAAATTTCAATACAAAATAATTAAAAGTTTAAAATGAGTCTTCTATCCGATGATTTAATCAAATATACACCAAGAAAAGAGCAACAAAATGCTCTCGATTTTATCAAATCACACAAAACTGATCCAAATAATACCACAAAATTTTTTCTCATGGACATACCAACTGGTATAGGTAAGTCACATTTATCCATGATGATATCAGACTTCTATCTAAGAGAAGTCAATAGTCTATCTAAGGTCGATATAATAACTGCGGGTAAAATATTACAGGATCAATATGGATCCACGTATGGATCACTGTCGAATTTAAAAGGCATGGATAACTATGAATGTAAGTCCTATTCTACAAGTTGTTTAAACGGAAAAGAATTCAACAAACTCAACAAAACAACGTGTGACTTCTGTCCTTATGAAATATCGAAAAATAAATATCTGTCTGGGCCAATAAGTTTGACCAACTTCCAATTGTACTTAATTTACTCTATAAGAAAGGCCAAAGAAGAGGGATATGCAAATGTAGATGTGAAAGAAAAAAGACTTCTAATTGTTGACGAGGCCCATAATTTACATGATGTGATGTCGGATTTCATATCAGTTAAAATAACTGATTCTTCTATATCAAAATTGAATCTATCAAATGAGTATGAAGTGGCTAAAAAATTCAAATCAGTTTCGAGCATTGAGAAATTTGTTGAATTTCTCAAATACCTAGTGGATGAAATGAATGAGACCTCCAATAGGATAAATGAATCGATGTCTTCCTCGGATAGAAGTGTGATATCTGATAAGCGGGATTTAAAAGTTTCAAAAATTGTGGGTGGTGAAAAAAATTCCGATATGAAGTCTATGGCTGTTCTTCAGGAAATAATTCAACAAAAGACTAAAATTGATTTTTTATTAAGTGAATATACGGGGAATAAAAATAATTGGATAATGGAATCTTCCTATAATGAAAATCTAAAACAAAAGGAGATGTCGATTGAGCCCATATGGGCCTCCAATTTTTTAGAAAAATTTGTTTGGTCTAAATATGATATGGTTATTTTGATGTCGGGGACGATATTGGATAAAAAACTATTCTCAGATATAAATTCTATTGATGAGACAAAATCAGTATATTATTCCATAGAATCACCTTTCCCCTCTAAAAATAGGAAAATATATTATATGCCCATTGGTAAGATGTCTTATGATAAGAAAATAAATACCTTTAAGAAATGCGTACCTTATATCGAGAAAATACTCAAAAAATATAAAGATGTTAAAGGGGTCATACACACAAATTCATTTGAGTTATCAAATTGGATAAAAAGAGATGTATCAAATAATAGACTCATTTTTCATGAGACATCTGATAGAGACGATAAATTAAGAATGCACATGGAATCTTCAAAACCACTCGTTTTCGTTAGTCCAAGTGTCGATACAGGAGTTAGTTTCGATGGGGATAAATCTAGGTTCCAAGTGATAGCTAAGATACCATATCCGAGTTTGGCCTCTAAGAAAAATCAAGTAAGATTGAAAAATAATCCAAATTGGTATGCATACAAGGCAGTAAGTGGGGTCATCCAAATGTGTGGTAGATCAGTCAGAAGTAGGTTGGATTATGCAGATACTATTATAATAGATGCCTCCTTCTCGGATCTACTTAGATATAACTCACATATGTTCCCAGATTGGTTTCAGAGATCGATTAAGAAAGTAGACGTTAATTAATTTTTAAATTAAAGTCTTTTCTTTGGAGATTCTAAAAAATGATCCACTTAAAATTGGACTTAGCTCATTTTCATATCCGCAATGGCCAGAAACCGATGATATGATTGGTCCCTAAAGAAGATTAATAATATGATATATACACTATGCTTAATGCATTCGTTTACAAGTTTGACCCAACCACATCTCAAAAAAACAGATACTGATAGAAATGTCTGTGGTTAGAGTCACATACATCATTACCTTGTTAATCGAGTGAAAAAAATAATGGAATTAAAAATGGAACAAGAAATTAAATCAAGAATTAATAAATTAGATTTTGATCTAAAGGAATTCTTCGAAAATGTTCAAATAAAAAGTAAATTCTACAAAACTGCATTCTTTGATATAAACGCAAATAAAGTATGTCATGTTAAAGAATGTAATGATTACAAGAGATTAGAGGTTAAGGCTATAATAAATACACCAGATTTAATAAAAGATGTTATATGTTGGTCATATTCGACAAATCCACTCAAAAACAATGTTTGGATAGATAGAACATCGACTTATGATAACCTTTCGGAGGATATCATAAATATATTTAGGGAAAAAAGGTTTGACCATATGTACTTGTTAGATGTGGAGCCTATATTGGATGTGATCCATGAAGAAGATATCGTGATTTCCCAACAAGAGGACGACCATCAAGTTTATAAAATAGAAAATACCATAAAAAATATTTTAGAGAATGGATATGGTATAGACATTACTTCCATAGAGTATGATATAAATCTTATAAAAGAAGATCTAAGAGTGAATGAATCCACAGAAGTCATGGAAGTGTCCTATAGAGGTGATATATCCATGTCAAACAAATTCAAAATAGAAGATGAATTAAATTCTATGGATGGTGTAAATTACACAATCTTTAAAGAAAATAAAATTTTAGTAAATATTACAAAAAAAGTTTTTGATTTTTAGAAAACTAAAAAAATAAGACTACTAATCATCAATTTCTTTGAAAATGGACAGGATTAAAAAATTTATTTCGTATTCAGAACCTCTATATGAATTATCAGAGGGAGCTCGTCATCATATAGAAAATAATCTACCTATTTCTGATCCCATTTTTAGACCTGGGTCAGATTCATTTTATAGTTTAATACAAGAATTTAGATATCTTTTTGAGAATAATAAAGTAGATTTAATTGGAATTGATAAAATTCTCTTCTCAGATACAGACTTAGGTAGATTTGGGGTCTACGAAGGTAAAATAGTCCCACTGGACCTACCAATTTTATTAGATATGGAAATAAAGGAGGGTAAATATGAGGGTAGGGATGTTAAATTAAACAAACCCATGAGAAGTTCAGGTCCAAAGAAATACAAAGTTTATGTGAAAAATCCTCAGACTAATAAAATAGTTTGTGTAAATTTTGGGGATGTTAAAGGTGGATTGAGGGAAAAAATTTATGACCTCAAGGCCAGAAAAAGTTTTATTGCTCGACACAATTGTGATAGAAAATGGAAACCAGAAGATAAACTCTCTGCACGATATTGGTCCTGTCATTTACCTAGATATAAAAACATAGTCCCTGGTTCCTATAATGGATACTGGTGAAATTAAATTAAAATGCTTCCATTTGAGGAAACCCCAATTGGTGGGGATGTTTATTTAAGAAAATTCAATAAAGATACAAATCCATGGGAATATGTATGGCACAGAGATTTACAAAGTAGGATCATAGAGCCTACACACGAAACAGATTGGATGTTCCAAGTTGATGATAGCTTGCCAATTGAAATAAAATCACCCATATTTGTCGAGGTCGGCGTTTGGCATCGACTCATAAAAGGCACCAATGATCTAATTTTAAAAATTACGAAAAAAGATCCATGAGGCAACTTTTTTCCCATTTCGAATATAAAAAGCAAAAAGTAAAGAAATGCCAGTTAGTTACATCGGTGGAAAGAGTAGGATATCATCTTTCATAATACCATATATCCCCAAAGATATAGAAACATATGTAGAACCGTTTTCGGGGGCATTTTGGGTATTTTTCAAAATGGACATCTCCAAATATGAAAAATTAAAAGATGTGGTCTATAATGATGTCAACAAACTCAATGTCAATCTCATAAATTGCTCAAAAGACTATGAAAATTTCTCAAAAATAATCGATGAAATACCATCTCAGAAAAGGGAATTATTTAATCAATACCAAAAGGAACTATTTAGTCCAGATCTAAATATAGATACGAAAGTTGCCAATTTTGAGCTTGCATATAAATATGCCTACATATTAACTCAATGTTGGTCGGGGACCAATCCCGAGAAAAGTAAATTCATTGATCTGAAGGGTAAATATAAATCTAAATTTGATACATTCAAATCTAAATTAAAAGACAATAATTGGAGATCTCATTTTGATAAAATAACGATCGTTGAAAACGAAGATTTCTCTACGATATTTCAAAAATATGATTCCCCTACTACCTATTTTTATTGTGATCCCCCCTATAAAGATACAGAAAAATATTATTCAAACCATAGTTTCAACTCTTTTGATCACCAAAGATTATCAGTTGATTTAAAGAAAATAAATGGGAAATTCTCATTGAGCTACTATGATTTCAAAGAGTTATCAGAATTTTTCCCTAAAGATGAATTCAAGTGGACTTCTAAATATTTTTCCAAACCCTCGATGGCAAAATCTGGTGTTTCACAGACTAAAGGTAATGAAATTTTAATCATGAATTACTGAAAAAAAAAAGAACCATTTTAATTTTTTTTAAAATGGTTCTTTTTTTTGATTATCATTAGATCAATATCTCATTGACTACTTTAGGAAATCGTAAACTTGTTCCATGTTTTCTTTTGATTTTGCAATGTGATCCAATATCCAATTATGACCATTTGATATAATACTATCTATACCCATTTCATCATTTTCAATCATTTCGACCATATCATCGATAATCCTTTTCATAACATGGATATCTCTGAAAAACATATAGTTTTCGAGATTTTCATTTTCATTTAGTTTTCTCAAAGTCCTTGCCAACACCAATCTCTTTTGTAATTTTCTATCCTTTTTAGAAAGTTGTAGACCAGGTTTTTTAGGGTCTTTATCCTTGGTGGCAAGATGGTCAAGTTCAGATTCTATTTCAGACATCTTTATACTATCTCCACTCTTTTTATTGAAATGTTTACGCAAAGCTCCTTTATTTTTAATATTGATAGCTCCCTGTATCCAATTGGATTCGTTGAATGAATCGAATGATGTAATGTTGTTCATTATAATATAATATTTTTTGTTGTTAAGGAACAACACACCAGCTAAAGACTGATGTGTTTCAGGTTTCATGGACTTATCTAACGATAACTCCTCCACCTTTTTTTGTTTAATGCCCGACTCAATCCCTGAAACAGACATCACCATAGGCAATTATATATATTATATTTTAAAAATCATTTTTTTTCGAAACTTCCTCACATCATCCGATTATCACTTAAATGTCAGTAGATGAAATAATTCCAGTAGAATTCCACGAAATAGTTTTTGAATATGAAAAATGGTATTTAAATAAATTGGAAAGTGGAGGCTCATTATTAGTTGATGTAAGTTACATATCAACTACAAGAAGCAAGTGTGGAAATATAAGTATGGAAAAAATAGAAGATCTCTATAATATACTCTCTAAAGAAAGTGATGAGAGGTGGAAACATGTTTCTGACATGATAAAGAACGATATCATACCCAAATTATCAAAAGATCATTTGGGTAGATATAATCTATATTTGGGTAAAGTCAATATGAATGCCTTAGATCTTTCCCTTTCTATGAGATATTCACATGATAATGATTTGGATAAAAAATCCGTAGAAGCCATCATGAGAATTTATGGTCGTGGGTCAAAGAAGATAGATTTTTCATGGTCTATTGATTATATACATGAAATTGATAGAGATACTACATTAGACCGATTGATTAATCCACAATTGGATCAGTATGCTAAAGAATTAATAGATCTAGTAGTAATTTGTTTTAAATTAAATAGTTTAAAAAACTACATTTATGATATATTTAAGTATAAATTTTTAGATACTATAAAAGTTGATAATTCTATTCGAGGTAAAGTTTGTGTAAAGAAAGTTAATGAAAATTTTTATTCGTTCATTGTAAATTCCGATCTCGAATTCACAGGAAAAGTTATATTTTTCTAAAGATTAAAAAAAAAGTCGATAAGGCCAGTTAGATAGGGGGGTATATATAGGGGGGTATATATCATAATGTTGCAGCTTTTTTCGACCAATGTTTGATTTTCTCTAAGGAGGAGTGATGGATAATCTTAAATTCACAGGAAAAGTTATATTTTTCTAAAGATTAAAAAAAAGTCGATAAGGCCAGTTAGATAGGGGGGTATATATCATAATGTTGCAGCTTTTTTCGACCAATGTTTGATTTTCTCTAAGGAGGAGTGATGAACGATCTCAAAGATCTACCAAATTGTTTTCTAAATTCTGTTATCACATCATTCTTAAATATGTTTGTATCCGTATATACATTATTGGGTGGGTTAATCCTTCCCGCATATGGCACAGAGTTCCTTATTTGGTCTATGGCACGATTTAAGAGGGCGGCCTGTACTAATATTGTCCGGTTAGCTTGCCTTATGCCAGCGTTTATTAAACCCCTTTCTAGCTGGTCAAAATTGATGGACCGAGCAAGTCTAGCTTTAATTGATTTCGGGTTTAATTGATTTTGTGTATTTTTTAATTTAGAAGCTTCTGCTTTCTTGAGATCTTCTATCGTTGGAGTTATATTTTTCAGTGAACCAACGAAACCTAATGTATCATTTGGGCTGGGAACTATCTCATCGAGTCCAAAAACGGGGGCCACTGCCGACGGTATAGTTGGGTAAGACTCAATTCGATTGGATATGATGTCTGGACTCAGTAGATCCCCATTATCTGATATTTTATTACTCTCAGATGATCCATACTTGATTAAATTTTTGCGTTTATTATTTATCAGGAAGTAATCTATTTTACAAGTGCCATCTGGATTTAAAGTAACATTACCATTGAATTTTATAAATTTCATAGTAGAAAATTTATAATTAAATGATATATTATAGGGTTTTACTGGAGTAATATCTCCATTAGAAACTGAATCACCATGGGGCATTTGATCTAATATAAATTGACACTCATATAATCTATATGTATATTTAGAAATCTGATCTTGGAAAACAAGAGCTCTCTTAGGATTTTTTGGGTCGATGATAGTTCTTTTATAATTTCTTATTTCTGAAATAGTTATATCAATATCAAATCTAAGTAAATTCTCTAGTATGATGTCCTTCCCGTTTATTTTAGATACCGATAGGGTTCTGTATAAGGAAGATAGATAACCCATATCTTGAGAAACATCTTCTAGGAATTCTAAATCAATTTTATCTTCAGGATATTTTGCGAATTGTTTTTTAGAGCTTGGCATTAAATTATCTAGTCCTTTTATCGATTGCAAAAAATAGTATTTTGATTCTTTAGCATTCACCAAAGAATTCACATCAGGCTTTATGAATTTAAATATATGAGATTTGAAATTATCTAAAAATACCTGTCTGGATGATATTTCTGTATAATTTGACCCATAGGCAGATATAAAATCATCGATACTTCCATTGAATATAGGGGAATCTTTAATTTTAAATTCAATATCGACACCGAGTATAGTTGGGTCCTCATTATCAGTAAATGTTTTGGTAAAATAGGATCCCATATAAACATCCTTTAAACTACCTATATCGAGAGAGGTAGCATTTATCTTGGGTATCGTGTGATTATTTTGAGCATCTATGAAATAATCCAGTAAATGAATAAAATTTTTACTGGATTGTGATTGATAGAAGTCATATATCTTATATCTCTCTTCTAATTTGAAAGATGGTGTCGTATCCGTACTATCGGTGATCAGACTCACTATTCGATCACCATATTCGACAGGTCTATTGGTAACGGGATTTATGTTATCTGGATTTATATAAGAAGAATCTTTAGATAAATTGTCTAAATTTACATTAACTTTTGGATTTTGGCCACCTATAAATTCAGTCTTAGTCTTATCTCCAGCTCCATTTATTTTTATACCACCCTTAGTAGTTATAGTTATACTATCTCCATATTCTATTGGTCTACCAGTCTCTTTATTTACGCCATTATTAGATCCGGTATTTGACTTATTCTTGAAAGAGTCTAACATCGATTGATCTTGATAAAAATCAACAGGTGGAGTGAATCCTCTGGGATATTTCTTTCCCGTTATGGGATCTATACTTTCACTATCCCCCTTTCTTTTACCCGAATTTGATAATTCCGAAATATTGTTGTCGAATATTTTAGATATGGGATTACCCTTATCATCGTTTATAGTAAAAAATGGCCTGCCTTTTGACATGATTTAGGTAATGATATATGAATTTAGACCTATTGCGAGAGTTTTATTATCTTGACGTTTTGAAAGGTCCCAGTGATGCAGACCCTTCATTTCCTTGCCAATAGAGTTGGTTAGATCAATTTTACAAACAAATCCCTTAAGCATAATATGTATATATCATATCATTAGACTTCTTTGGATGTATATCATTTCCTCACATCGACAATTCATATTTGAAAAATCCATCATCTATTCCCATCACTTTAAACCCCATGGATTTGTATAGTTTATTGGCTGGATCATTATCGAGTTCAGTATTTAGGCATATTTTATCCACATTCCTCCTTTTACACACTTTTATTGCGTGATTCATCAAATCCCGAGCATATCCATTTCCCCTATTCTTTTCTAAAATATAGAGCGAGAATATAGAAGCTATATCATTCCCCTCATACACCAATATGAGGCTGCCAACTTGATTCCCATTTTCTAGAATATAAATTAGATTTGAATCTAATTTTTTTTCTTTTATTTCGGTTCTGTCTATTATTTTAGATAACTTTTTCATCCGACCCTATATGATTTTACGTATTTTATGAATGCATCTATATTTGAAACAAACTTATCAACATCTTCTTCTCTACACATTCTATGTAGAAAATAGTCAACATCAGATTGATTATCCGATAGTGTATCGATATAGTTATTGACTCGATCCGCTACCAAATAAACATAATCAAATCTATTATCGTTTAACATTCTACGCCTAATAGTTATCAAAAAGTCTTCGAAAAACAAAGCATCATCTATAGTATCGACTCTTATTTCTTTAGATTTCTCATATATAGCATCATTTAATTCAAATATTTTAGCAACCAATTTCCTGTAATCAGGAGCGCATTTTTTTAGTAATATGTCAAAAAATCGATTATTATAAGATTTTGATAGTGAATTATGAATTGTTTTTAATAATGATTCGGAATAAAATTTAGATTCCACATCGCTCTCTTCGTCCACTGATTTGATGTAATTAGATAGAGTGACAATAAAATCTTTTAGATAAATTAGATTATTACCTCTAAATAAATCAAATCCCATTTTCGTGCCCCCACAACATCTTCTGAGTTGAATATTTAGATCCCTCAATGAAATAGTGATTTTACTTAAATAGGAAGATATATTCTTTTCTCTTTGGTCGACTGATAAATATTTTTTGATATCTTCTCTATTCTTTATTACCTCAGATAGTTTTCTATCTATGGTCAGATTTTTTAATTTTGCATAATCAACAACTAACGCGAAGTCAGCATCGGATAAATCTGGTTCCGATTCGATGGCTTCATTTTTATGATAATCATAAATAAGGTTCCATGAAATGGGATTCTGATCCTGTCCTTCTTTTACTTCGGGTTCAATTTTATCAATTTCTAGAAAATCGGAACCATCTAAACACCATGAATAAGTACCATATTTTTTCCATTGATTACTATTACGTGGCTCTGATCCACGTTTAAGATTCTGTATAGCATATAATGAACCATTGCACTTATAGAGAATAAATTGGGCCTTCTTTCCATCTGTGAATTTTATAGAAAAAATATCTCCCGTTTCATAGGAATTAACTTTTCGATATGATAAGTCTTTTTCCACCACAGTGAATCCTGAATCCAAAGTTAATTGTCGTATGACTTGTCCATTAGTGACCGTTGCGCAAATAAATCTACCGCCTTTCGAAAACCAAAATTTCAACCATTTGATATCGGTGTCTTTTTTGTACACTATCCCAGTTCCTTTACAGACATCACAGGTAACATTTCTGATATGATTTCCCCAAGTTCTTTTTACTTTACCTTGTGTTTCGTCCCCAGTCGGTCCCGAACAAAATTCCCCATCGATATTTGGAGACGGCCCTCGACAAGGTATAGATTCCAAACTTTTTGTTAAGTAGATAGCCTTTTTATATGGTAGATATTGGAAAATATCTTCTGGTATATCAGACATAGGAATATCCAATTTTTTGGAAACTGATGATAGTACATGTTTAAATTTATTTAAATCATTTTTATTAATATAAGAATATATTTTATTGAGTGATTTAGATTCAAATTTTTCAAATAGTAGTATTTTTTTCATATTTTTCAATTTAGATGATGGGTCCTATGACTTTACATTCGACTTTTTTTGATTTTAGGCTATTGAAAAATGATACATTTTTCTTATCGGATAAAAGATCTCCTGATATGATCAACTTCTTTAGTTTTTTCAATGAAGATACAATTGGTATAAATTCATCAACATCAATTGTGTATATTAGATGTATTTCTTCTAGATCTTTTAAATTTGAGAAAGATTTAGATGGATCATCTATTTTTACATCACAAGAAATGAGTTCAAGTGATTTGAAATCCATTTTTAATTTTAGTAGATCAGAAAAATCAAAAATACACTTCTCAAAAGTTAAATATTTTGTATTTAATGTATTAAAAGGAGAAAAATTAAATATTTTAATTCTAAAAAATTTCAACCAATTTAAATTCATATTGGACAATTTTATATTTTCGGGTATATTAACAGTGGAAATGGTTAATTCTTCCAATTTAAAATCGGGGGACGTTTTAACTAATTTCCAATTATAACCATCTATTATATTTAATTTTTTTGTATTCTTACCCAAAATAAATAATCTATTGAGTGACAGTCTATCCATATATGGATCGCTAATCTCAAAATTTATAGGTATGTCGGGCATGAAATAATATGTACGAATTCTAGGTTCAACCGTAGTCACCTCCATTTTCGTGTATTTCGATATCATCTTCAGTATTATAGATCTACATCTATCTGGATAACCTCTATCTAAAAATAAAACATTTTCCTCTGGATTAAAGAATTCTAAATTTCTAATGATTGCTCTACATAAGGGGACTCTATCAGAAACTTTCACACCCGTATCTCGATCATAGATCGGAGTTTCAAATATTATGAAGGCTGGTATGGAGTTAACATCAAAAACATTCGATACTAATTTATCTCTATATGTTCCAGTATATAAATTTTGACAACTATCGTAATATTTCGATATTGAAAGATTTAATATATCAACGGGATTATGTTTTATGTATAAATACATATCTTTATTTAAAACATCATAATCTACTTGATATTTTTCATTTGAATTGCTTATCGAATTTGTAATAACATCTAAATGGCGATATAATTTGTTTATATCGATACTTGAGTCCAAAAAACAAGATCTATAATCATCTAAAAAATATTTAATACTAACTAAATTATTTGAATATACAATATCACCCTTTTCTTTGTCTACTTTTGCAATATTCCCATGTTCATCCCTTAATGGAGAGCCTAATTCATCTCTGAGTATCATTTTATCTGATTTTGTCTCTGATACAGATATTTTTCTAAGGCACGGATTGGACAGTTCGACTAGAGCCTCTATTGTGGGATTTTTTATATTAAAGTCTTTGAGAACTATTTTACTCCTATCTGACATAGATTTATTATCTAAATCAAGGGAATCATTTACGGCCTTTGCCATACTATCGGACATCCCACTCAATATTTTAAATAAGTTATTTATATCAGTCATCATGAACTCCGATAAAACTTCGATTTTATCGGACTCTTCAAGTTTCCATACCCCTTGTTCAATATTTTTAGTGGGTTCTACTTCTTCTAGGTCTAAAAGGGATTCCCCCCATATTTGAACAAACGCTTTTTTTTGACTGGGTAGTATTATATCCCCAATCTTGGCTTCTTTCATAAATATTTTTGATGATTTTATGTATCTCATATCTCATTTTTTTTTACATTGGTTATCAAAGAAAGCACAGAAGATTTTAGCTTTTGTGATGAATTTGAACTTAAACACTTTAATCTTTTTTTAAAAACAGAGTTTAAAAATATAATGTATATATTATATTTTTAAACCTCTTAAATAAGGTTTCAAAATATATGGTAAGGAACTTGCCATTACAAAGGTGGCGATCAAATTAGACTTCTGTAAAGAAGTATACTCTATGAAGCATCAAACAGATTAGTCTTTAGATGATGTATAGTTCACTTTTAATTTAAATAATGATGTACAAATCTAAGC